GTTTATTCAGATCGATTAGATCCCATTCGTTGGGTGAAGATTTTAGGTCAGGATTTGGCAATCGTTTGGCTTCCTAACGCTGGTTCGAAGGCTGATTTGAAGGTTTTTATTCCTCATCGCCACGAGATTTCTCAGGTTGTGACTCGCTACGTTGTTCGTAACGAAGATGGTTCTGTTATTCAGGACCGGTGTAGCATTACTCCAGCAGAAGTCAAACACACTTTAAGTGCGTGGAGCGGGTTTGCTACAACTCTCTCCGTTGCTCCAGTCAATGGACATTGCATGGGAACTCATTTCAAGGAATGCCAAGAACCTCAAATAATCGCTTTTCATTTAGGTGGGAGCGCAAATAGAGCTATTCTTGGCAAGATTTCCTTGGAACTTTTGGAACCGGCAATGCGTGAATTGGAAGGACGTCCTGGTATTTTACCGTCGGCTCACATGGGATATTTCCATAATGAAAATGACGGGATGCCTATCGTGAAATCGATTGATATCGATGTTCGTTCGGCTTTATGTCACACGATTAACAAGGACGTTCTTGTTTACGGCACTTTTGGTGTGCGGACTCGCAAGTCGAAAACTCAGGTCAGACCAACGTTGATTCAAGACTCAGTCGAAAGACATTTGGGAATTGCAAATCGTTGGGGTGGTCCAGGTTTTGATCGTAAGTTGTTTGAATTCACTACTACTTTGGATCAGATGAAGCGCGAAGTACCGGGGATTGATCCCCCGATTTTACACGCAGCTGTTTCTGATTTGAAGGAGAAGTATGACGAATTACATCGCATCATGCCCATTCAGCAGAGAGTGCTGACACCCATTGAAGCTTTGTCTGGTATTCCAGGTCAACGCTTTTTGAATGGATTTGATTTGACTACTTCTTCTGGTTTTGGATGGAAAGGTAAGAAAGGTGAACATGTTATTATTGTTTTTAATGACGATGGTACATATGATCACCGAGAACCTAGTGACGAGCTTAAACGAGAAATCGATAAAGCTTTAGAAAGTTACGAGGATGGTTTTCGCTTCCATTTCATTTTCAATGCTCTTCGAAAAGACGAACCCACTGCTCTTGATTCGGACAAAATTCGCATTTTTTCTTGCGGATCATTTGCTCATGCAATTTTGCAGCAGATGTTTGTGGGTCCTTTGATTCAGACTTTACGTCTGTGGGGCTTACGAGCTGAATCAGCAGTGGGATGTGATCCGACCAGCAGAGACTCGATTGACATTGTTGAGACAGTCTGCAAGTTTGGGGAAACGTCTTCCGTTAGCGGCGATTACCGAAAGTTTGACAAGAAAGCTTCAGCCGATGTTTTATCTGGTGCTTGGTGGCTTATGCGCCACATCGCTCGTCTTGTTGGATATTCTCTCCAAGAGCAGGAAGTTATTCGAGTCATGTCCTCTGACTCCATTTATTCCATGTGCCTTTTTGATGGCATTCTGGTTGAGTTTAGAGGCACTTTACCTTCGGGTGAGAAATTGACTACGGAAATTGGGTGTGAAGTTGGAAAAATTTTGTTTCGCTGTGCAGCAATTAAGCTGTGCGAGTTGAACGGTTATCCGCTTTTTCGCTTTGATTCCAAAATCGCGTTGCTTACCTTCGGGGACGACAATTGGGCCGGTGTCCACCCTGATTTGGATTTTATCCATGTGAAGGGCGTTTCCGAAGTTCTGAAATTGTGGGATTATTATTACACAATGCCGGACAAGAAATCCGAACCTATCGATCATAAGATCCATTATACTGAAGTTGAATTTTTGAAACGACAGTTTTTGGAGAACGTAGATTTGGGTTTCCCAGCAGCGCGGTTATGCACGGATTCCATCGAACGCTGTTTATGCGTTTCGATTCCGAGCAAAGTCATTACCGCCGAAGTTCAAGCCACGGAAATCATAGGTTCCGTGCTTCGTGAAGCTTTGCTACACGAAAAAGACTACTATGAAAACATGAGAAGTGGTTTGACGAAAGTCGCCATTGAGCACAACCTTTATAATGCCATCCCAGGATTGAAACAGTCCTTTGAGGTGGCTATTGGTTTGTACGCCATGAAACACTCCCCGGAGGAGGATAAACTCGTCGCACCTTCCGGATCTCCGATCGGAAGTAAAGTTAAAGAGGAGGTGGTTCCACTGGTTTACCACGACAACGCTGGGGAGTTTTCAACCAGCTTAGTCGGAGGCTTTGTTCCACAGGCTAAGTGTTTTTTAGCACGGGTTTTGCCACCCAAAAAGAAAACAGCTAGGTCAGCGAGTTTGAGCAGACTCCTGGCCCTTATAGTCTTAATTTTGCTTGCCACAACTAATTCTAGTAATTCGGCAGCGCCAACCGAAAGTGAAACGGCGCAACACATTCAACCTTTAGGAGATACAACAGACGTTAATGTCTTTTACTCCGAAGAGGCCACATCTTTTGTTTCGTCCAGAGAAGACAAGAAAAGTGCAGCTCATACAGCTGGACAAATGTCCGCTATGACTTTAGCATCATTCTTGAACCGACCTGTTCGAATACAAACTTTGACATGGGCAATTGGGGTCCCATTAGAAGTATCTATAAATCCTCATCAACTTTATTTCAATAATCCTGCAGTTAAAGAGAAGTTAAACTATTTCTACCGAATGCAGACCGGAATGAACTTAAAAATCCAAATTATTGGTAATCAGTTCAATTACGGTCGAATTTTAGTAGCATGGCAACCTTTTGTGACAGCTAATGGAGAAAATGTAAATCAAGTGAACCCGTGGCCCGGGGTTACAGGGCCAATTACCCCAACGACAGCTCAGCAAGTTTTGCTGTCTCAACTTCCTCATTTATACCTTGATCCGGTGAATAATTCAGCTGGTGAAATTCACGTACCTTACGTGTGGTGGAGGAATGCTTTTGAGGTTTCAACGCAAGACTGGATTTATGCTGGTTCGTTGGTGTTTACGACACTTTCAAATCTTCAAGCCGCTAATGGCGGAACTGATCCGGTCACAATTCAGGTTATGGCTAATCCTATTGATTTTCATCTGGATATGCCTACTGAGTTTGTACCTCAAATGAACTTGGGAAAGGCCCTGAGCGAGTTTGATCCCACACACCCTATTTCTTCGGGATTGGGTATGGGTGGAGATTTGATGGGAAGTGTCGCCAAAGCTAAGGGTAAAGGTAAGAAAGCCAGGAAGTTTGCTTCAGCAATGAAGACGGCCTCCTTGGCGGCGAAGATGGGTAGTCAGTTGGCAAAACAATTTGGCTTTACTCGTCAGATCAATGGCATGGGTGCTAATTCTTTTGTCCCTCGATTTGTTAATACTTTTGCATTAACAGAGGGAACTTCAGAAGCAGTTCCTTTGACATGTTATCTTGACTCTCAGCTGACAGTTTCTCCTGAACGTTTTGGTGTTGGTAATATCGACGAACTCCTTTTAACAGCCGTCTCCTGTAGGGAGTCTTACCTGACCAAGTTTACTTGGTCGGTTACAGACGCTCCAGGCACGAATTTGTTCGGAGTTGAAGTCAGTCCAGCTTTGTGGACGACCGACATTGTCACAGGCATGCGAGCTATGACACCTATGTGTTTTGCTTGCATGCCTTTTGAATTCTGGTCCGGAACAATTATATTCCGTTTCCAGGTCGTCTCGTCTTCTTTCCATAAAGGGATTGTTCTCATTAAGTATGATCCCAATTCACAAGCCACGACAGACAACATCAATCTTCAGACGTTGGCCAGTATAGACATTTCCAAAGATCGCGACATTACTGTCGAAGTAGGTATGTCTCAGGTTGTGCCTTGGCTTTATCACAGGAGTTTAGTTGTTCCCACTACAGTGAATCCTGGAGGTGCGACAGTCCCTGCTTATGCAGGTTCTGCAGCAGCTCCTTACATCGTTAATGGTGGGGCGACGACTATTCCTGAGGTTGTTGGAGATTTGAATCTCAATTGGAAAGAACGATTAGCATTTAACGGTGTTTTGTCAGTTCAGGTTTTTAATACCCTAGTTGTTCCCGGTAATTCTACAACGACCAACATAAATTTGTTGGTTTCAGTGAATACCGGGGATGACTTTAGGGTTGCATCACCCACTGACTTATACATTCGTGACTTGACGTTCTTCCCTCCTGCTGAAGAAGAGTTTGATCCTCAAATGAACACTAATGAACCTACTTCCCCACAAGATGGAGCTCCAGAGTCTTTGACTATAATGCACCATTTTGGTGGAGAGCTTGGTGACGGTTGTTGTCCTCACCAGTACATGGGAGAAGAGGTTGCTTCTTTGAGGGTTCTTCTGAACAGGAAGCAATACTATACCCGTGTTCCCACAATTGAGACAGGTAGTCCTTCGGTCTGGGTTGCTCAGAACCGATCGGATTTCCCTCCGTATCCTGGAAATGCTCTCACGAGCTTTCAGAGTTCAGTCCGAGTAGATAATACTACGAGCAATATGACATACCTCCATTATATAACGCCAGCTTATGCTATGCGTTCTGGAGGGATTTCACGCACGTATGTATCTTCTTCGAGTAGTTTAAATACTAACCAAGAGACACTCCGAATTTCCAGGCGCGAAAAGGGTGCCACAACTTCCGTCAGCTTATCTCCCTCTGGTACTTTTCCCCCTAATTATAATGGGAACGCCAACAGAGGTCGAGATGCTGGGAACTCGGGCAGTCATGTTACTGTCGCAGGTTTTAATCCTGTTTTAGACGTGAACTTACCCTATTATGATAATCTGAACGGATATCCTGCACAGATGACAAGTTTTGATAACGGAAACGTGTTTACGCGTCTCCATTCTTTACAATACAATCTTGTAGATACGAATAATCCGTTGCTGATTGACGACTACGTCTCAGCTGCACCAGATTTTTCACTAGGCATGTTTTTGTCGTCCCCTCCCGTTTACGCGAGGGTTTTTCCTTAAAAAAGTTAAGCTTCTTTAAAAAAGCCCAAGGTTACCATTCCTTTTAAATAAATAAAAATGGACTCAAATCCAGATGAGTAGACGTCTGGTCATGGGCAACGGCCCTGGGATACCTAAAGAGGCTACATGTGTAGCGTTTCTTGAGTTTTTTACCCAGGGCGGTTGCTCTGGTTTTTTCATAGAAACATTCATGCTACACATTTAGAATATTGGTCTCTGG